AACAGCGCGAGCTGGTCGCCGTTGACCGTGCCCAAGATATTCGCGAAAGACGACCTGGGGACCACGAAATACGGCCGCCGCTACCTCTCGATGCGTGACACCTTGATGACCTGCAGGTGCACTTGAATGGCGACCAGAAAGCCGATCGTTATCGATAAGGGCATGAAGGCCGCGCAGCGCGCCATCCGCGAGTTGGATGGCTGGCAAGCCACGATCGGTATCCACGGCGAGCAGGCGCCGCGCCCCGGCGAAATGGACAACGTCCGCCTGGGCGTTATCCATGAATTCGGCGTGCGTTTCATGCACCCGGGCGGTACGCCGTTTATGATGGCGTCGCAGGGCGGGTCATCGCGCTCTGGCGGCATGGTCGGCAGCGGTAGCGTGATTTTCCTGCGCAAGGGCGACCCGCGGGCCATTGGGGTGACAAGACCCCACCAGATCGTGATTCCTGAGCGTTCATTTTTGCGCTCGACCTGGGACAAAAACATCAAAAAATACGAGCTCTATCTGGTTCGGCTGTCGCGGCAGGTCGTCGACCTCAAGTTGACGCCTCAGCAAGCCATCGGTTGGCTCGGCGAGCGGGTCGAGTCCGACGTCGTCAACGCCATCAACCGCGGCATCCCGCCACCAATCAAGCCCGAAACGGCTCGACGCAAAGGCTCGACGAAGCCGCTGATTGACCTCGGCGCGTCTGGGCTCAAGGGCTCAATCAAATCGGTGGTGAGCAAATGAGCATCACCGCACAGCTAGCCGGCGCGGCCTCGACCTGGTATCGCGATTGCTTCCAGCTCAAGCGCAGCAATGGATTCTATGAAAAAGGAGTCTATCGGCGCATTAATTCCGAGCTAAGCAACCATCGCGGCAACATTCAGCCGGCCAGCAAAGCGCAGGTCGAGCGGTTGCCGGAGGGCATGCGCGCCGATGGCGCAATCAGCATTTTCACCGACCTCGTGATGCGCACTGCGGACCCGCCCAACCAGGTCGCGGACAGGGTGATGGTCAAGGGCATCGAATACGAGGTCGGCGACGTCGAGCGCTGGGCGTCGTACAATGAGTACGTTTGCGCCAAGGTGGGCCAATGATATCAGCGCCAGCGCCCGCCTTTCGCCCAATCGACTGGGAAGCAATCCAGGACACGCTTTGGCAGTGGTTTCGTGATGTGTCCGGCTGCGAGACGATTTGGGCCAACCAGGCGGCACCGCAACCAGCGTACCCGTATGCGTCGCTCAACATCCTACCGGGCACGCTCAACCATGGCGCGCTAGACGAACAGCGTATCCAGGACGACGGCACCCTTGCGATCGTAGGACCGCGCGATTTCGTGTTGAGTTGCCAAATCCACGTCGCGCCAGAGGCGAGCAACAACCCAGATTGCGACGCGCGCACGCGCGCGCACGCAATCGTGTCTAGCATCGCCGTACCGCCCTGGAAGGCCGAGCTGGCCGCGGTCAATATTGGCATCCGCGAGCGCGGCCAAATCCAAATGCTCGACCTAGTCGTCGGCGCTCAGTGGATAAAGCGCGCGCAGGTCGACCTGCGCTTCGGCACGATGTCCAACGTCGACGTGAGCAACTGGCCCGCCATCGCTGATATCGGCTACTTCGACAAGGTCGAGGTTTCAAGCGACCTGCAAGGCCTGCGGCCCGGTAGCGGGCTCAATCTAGACGAGGAAATTTTAGATCCCAACGCATAGGAGCGTTACCCCATGAGCAACACCATCACGAAGCATGTGAGCGTCAGCATCACCAAAGAAACGGCGACCGTGTCGCGCGTGGGATTTGGGACGCCCGCGGTTTTGACCTACCACACCCGATTTCCGGAATTGTTCCGGCTGTACGGCAGCCTCACGGAAATGACCGACGACGGCTTCGCGGTCACCGATATTGCCTACAAGATGTGCGCGGCGATGTTTGCGCAGTCGCCCCGGCCCGCAAGTATCATCGTCGGGCGCCGCGGCACCGCGCCGACCCGCGATGTCAAGTTGACGCCCAAAACGCCGCTGCTCGCCTCGACGGCGTATCCCATCACCATCAACGCCGAAACGTTCACCTACACCACCGACGCCACGCCAACGGCCGCCGAAATCACCGCAGGCCTGACCGCGCTGGTTGACGCTGGCGGCGAAAACGTCAACGCGACCGACAACACGACCGACCTGGATATCGAGTCAGCGGACGCCCCGGGCGGCACGCCAACCGCGGGCGTGCCTTTCCTGATTGAATTCGACCCGTCGCAATTCACTTTCAACGACAACACCGCCGACGCTGGTCTGGCCGCCGAGCTCACCGCGCTCAAGGGCGCGACCGAGGACTGGTATGGCCTGGTCGTTGACGACTGGGGCGCGGCTGGTATCGCCGCCCTGGCGACCGCCATCGAGTCGAGCAGCACGCCAAAAATCTATTCGGCGGAGTCGCAGGACAGCGACATCATCGTGACCGGCACGGCCGATATCGCCTCGACACTGCAGACCGCGGCGCTCGACCGGACGTTTTTGACATACACCGCTGTCACCGACCCGAGCAAAGCCGCTTGCTGGCTGGGGAAGCAACTGCCGACGACGCCAGGGTCGACGACCTGGAAATTCAAGACGCTGGCCACGGCCGCCGCCGACAGCCTGACGACCGGCGAAATCGCCTTCGCTGATGCCAAGTCCTGCAACACATACACAGAGGTCGGCGGCATCAACATCACCGCCGAGGGCGTGATGGCTTCCGGCGAATTCATCGACGTGACCCGCTTCGTGGACTGGCTCACCGCTCGCGTCCAGGAAAACGTGTTCCGGGCGCTCGCGGTCAACGACAAAATCCCTTACACCGACAGCGGAATTCAGGCCATTGTCAGCGAAATCGAAGGCGTCCTGCGGCAGGGCGTTTTCAACGGCGGGATCAATGAAGACGAGAACCTGACGGTAACCGCCCCGCTGGCGGCGGATGTCGACGCCAACGACCGGGCTAGCAGACTGTTACCAGATATAACATTTATTGCAACGTTGGCCGGGGCTATCCATAAGGTAGTCATTGCCGGCAAGGTCGTCGCCTGAGGAAAGGGGTAAGCCATGACCGTCGCAACTTATCAACCCGATTTCGTTACGGTCGCCTTTCAGGGCGTGCCAATCACCGGCTTCGCGCCGGACACGTTCGTTTCTGCCACGCGCAATAACGACTCGTTCAATATCAGCGTCGGCGCTGGCGGTGATGCGACTCGAGCCAAGTCCGGCGACAAGTCTGGCCGCGTCACAATCACGCTACTCGGCTCGAGCGCCAGCAATGCCAGCTTGTCGGCAATTGCCAAACTCGATGAGCAGGTCGGAACGGGCGTGGGGGCGCTGCTCGTAAAGGACCTTTCGGGCGCGGACGTCATTACCGCCGGCACGGCGTGGATAGTCAAGCCGCCGGACATCGAGAAAGGGACGGAGGAAACCAACCGCGAATGGGTTTTCGAGACCGACAACCTGGAAATGGTGGCGGGCGGCAACGTGCCCGTGACCTAAACCAAAGCCAAATGAAAGGCCCAACAAATGACGCAGAAAGACAGCCAGACGCGCACGATAGGCGGACACCGGTTTGAAGTTTTCAAACTGCCGCCGCTGGACGCGCAGGATGTACTGATTGACCTCGGCCAGATATTGGCGCCAGCGGTCGGCAAGGCCGCCAGCGCCATCGGGTCGCTGGACACCGAAAACCCGCTCGACCTCGACGTCGACGACCCGCGGATAGCCACGGGCATCGCGGCGCTTGCGCAGGGCATAACCAAAGCCAAAATGCGCGAGCTAATCGACACCATGGCCAGCGTAACGCACTGCAACGGGACGCCGTTGCCCAATGTGCTTCAGGAGGTTTTTCGGGGCGACCTGGCCCTGATGTACCAGTGGCTCTGGTTTTCGCTCCAGGTCAATTTCGGAAATTTTACCGCGTGGCTGGGGAGCGCTATCGGCGGCGTTACGGCAAAGGCGAAGGCCGCCCAGTCCCCGGCCACATCGCCAGATACTGGCCGGTGATGAGCTTGGTTCAAAGGGGTGTTGCGACGTACCAGGAAATCACATCGTATTGGGACCTCGACGAGTTGCACGCCATGCATGAAATCCTCGACATCCGCGACGACCTAGAAGCGCAGCACATTGAGCGCATGAAGGCCGGGGCGCCGCAGCCGAGGCCAGGCCGTGGGAGGCGAAGGCGAAGCGCATGATTGTCCGCGAGCTACTGACACGCATCGGCTATCGGGTCGACCGCAAGACCGAGCAAAAGGCCACGCTGAGCTTTAAGAAACTCAGGGACCAGGCTGGCAAGCTCGGCATCGCCCTGAGCGTCGGTGCTGTCGCGCTCGGTTTCAAGCGGATACTAGACGCCGCCTCGGATGTCGAGGAAACGATGAACGTCGTTACCACGGCGTTCGAAGACCAAACCGCGTCCGTCCTGCAATGGGCGAAGGAATCAGGCGAGGCTGCCGGCCGTAGCGAATTCGCGATGCGCGAATATGCCGCCACGGTCGGCGCCGTCGTCGGCCCGACGCTCGGGTCAGCCGAAGCGACCGCGCAACTATCTACGGACATGGCACAACTGGCGGTCGACCTCGGCTCGTTTTTCAATACGACCGACGATGATGCGCTCCAGGCGTTGCGCGCTGGTCTCATTGGCCAGGCCGAGCCGTTGTTGCGCTTCGGCGTGGCGATGAACGTGGCCGCGCTCGACGCCTTCGCGCTCCAGCAAGGCATCGGCAAGACTACAAAACAGATGAGCCAGGCGGAGAAAATCCAGCTCCGTTACGCGTTCATCATGGACCAGACCGTCAAGGCTCAGGGCGACGCGGAAAAGACCGCCGCCGGTTTCGCCAATCAGGCAAAACGGCTCATGGGCAACCTGCGCGACATCGCGGTTGCCATCGGCCAGGAGCTTCTACCGGGCGCGGCGGATACTCTCGCCACGCTCAACGACATCGCGAAGGTTATCAAGGGCCCGCTGGCTCGCGGCTTCCGCACCTTGGGCCGGGTCCTCGACTTCGTCCGGATGCTGGTCGTCGGCCTCGGCGTGGTTTTCGTCGAGGCGGGCGGCATGATGCAAGCCGCAATCCTCGGCTTGCTCGGCGCGGTGCTACTGCTCAAGGCCCCGTTCGTCATCACGTTCTTAGTCATCGCCGCGCTTGTCGTGGCCGCGATTCTCATCGTCGAGGACCTTTGGCTGGCCATCACCGAAGGCAAGGGCGTTATCGCTGGCGTGGTAAATGAATTTATCGCTGGTTTCACTGAGACCGGCAGCGTGATTGGCGCCATCGGCTCGTTTGTCGCCAACATTTTGAATTTTTGGATAGAGAAAATATTCGGCGTCAGCGATGCCACGGGCAAGGCTGCCAAGACGATGTCGAACGCGTTCAGGACCGCCTTTGAGTTTATAGGCACGGTTTTCGCGTTCGTCCATGAGCAAATCCTTAATGGCCTGATTGAGCTTGCCGGTTTCATGACCGACCATCTGCAACCGGTCGTCGACGCAGTGATGGACGCGTTGATGGGCGCCGTTGGCCTGGTGTCCGACCTCGGCCTAGGTGACCTCGCGGCCAGATTCGGCTTCGGTGGACCAGAGCGCATCACCGCCCCTGGCTCACCAGCCGCAGCCGCCGCAGCCGCCGCCAACGCGCAGGCCAGCCAGACGAACAACATCAACATCAACGCCCCGGGCAATGACGGGCCTGGCATCGCCAACGCGCTCGGCCCGGTGCTCGACCGCGCCGCCGTCCAAAACCGCCGGACCAGTCAACAGCTACTGCTAGGGGCTAAGCTATGACCAGCTTGCTCGACATCCCATATCAGGTCGTTATCACGGCGCCAGGTACGCAAATCGCCTTCGATTGCGTGGTCAGCGAGCGGCACAATCACGAGCTCAACGTGACGACACACCCGGTCGAGGTCGGCGCGGACGTCGCCGACCACGCCCGTAAGGACCCGGACGGCCTCGAC